GCCTCTAATAATTTATTGAAATAGAACCTTCTCCAGTGGATTGGCATGGTGTAAACTTCCTTCCAAGTAAATCCATTACCATAATTAACCATTTCCCAAATTTGGTTATGTAATTGAATACTATAATCACTCGGTAGGATAAAAAAACCCAACCCCAAAAGGTATATCAAGTGCCTCCGTATCACCTGTTAATTCTGATGTGAATTCGTATTTGAAATTCATATCAGGAGAAATAGTTCTAACATATTCTCTTAATGATTTACTATCTCTTGCTAATAAATTGTTTTTAACAAAGTTATTGATAAACCCTCTATCGGTATTACCATCGATTTCTACAATCATATATCTTAAACGAGTAGAAACATCTTGTGAAATTGCATTATCACCTTTTACTAATCGATTTAACGCCTGAATTTCAGCATTGATATCGATTTCATCTTTATGATTTAATAATTTGAATTTTATTTTCTTTTTACTTAATGGTAATACAAATTCGTAACGATTTTCTCTATTTAATTTACTTTCATCTACTTCTTTTGTTTCAATTTTAGATAAATCAATTGTTACTTTTTGTGGTTCACCTGTAAATGGGTCAGTCACTTCTACATTATATTCAGCACCATAACCTAAAATACGAGTTGCTAAAAGAATTGCATTTTTATCACCAATAGCAATATCATTTATGTTTACACCATCTTGAACTACTATGGATTCAAATAACTTATCTAATACTACTCCTTTTTTGATTAGATTTTGAGAAGAAAGGATATCTTCTTCTCTTGCTGTCATATATTTTATTTCAATTGTACCTTTTGAAAGAGGACTACTTTCAGGATAAATCAATCCTTTTGATGGAAGCCCAATTACTTCCGTTGGAAAATCATAATTTGCCATAATAAACCTTTATTTGTTTGTTTATATATAAATATACATTTTAAAAAAAGTTAAAAAAAAAGGTTCTCAATGTGAGAACCTTTTCAATATATCAGTATTAGTTATTAGAATTCAAGTATTGCATAATCATATGACAATGTTAAATCGATTTGAACTGGGTCATTAGAAGACCAATCTAAATCACTAAAGTTAGCTTGAGAAATGAATGCACCTTTTAATGTCCATTGTTCAATTTTATCACCAACTGGTCCTAATAAGTAAATTTGAACATCTTTCTTATACATATCAGCATATCCATCTCTACCTGTTAAAGATTCATGTGATAAACGAACCCATTCCATTACCGCTTGTGCACCTGATGGTACAATTGGGTCAAATAATGTTAAGTTTAAATCTTGCCACTCACCTTTACCCTTTAATTTTCTTTTAACATTGATATGGTCTAATGTTACCACTTCAAAGTTAATTTGTGGTCTATTTGCAACACGAATCAAATATGAAGGGATTCCACCTATCTCTAGGATGAAACGATTCTTCATCTTCGGTTCAAAGTTCGTATAGAACATATCGTTAAATTCTAATACTTCTGCCATTTTTTTTATTCTCCTTTATATACTAATAAATATAGTTTTTTCTATTTTTTGTTTTATTACGCTGTAAATGATGCTCCGGTTGGTAAGATGTTGAAGTCAATTACGATGAATTCAGCAGTTTTAGTAGGTTGTAAGTAAATTGCACCTGCCAAAATGTTTCTATCAATTACATCTGGTGTATTGTTAGTTTCATCCATTACCACTTTGAAAGCATATAAACCTTGTCTTTGTTGGATTGATTCCAAATAAGGATTTACAGTGTTTAAGAATCTAGAACGAGTTGAAGCAGTATTTTGTTCGAATACTAAATATCTCGATGTAGATGCGATGTATTTCTTAACTTTGATTAATAATCTTCTTACATTGATTCTATCTAATGCAGAAGCTTTATATTGTAAAGTTTTTTGTCCGAATGCCACAATACCTTCACCTGGGAAAGAAGCGATTGGATTTACTTTATTTTCATATAAAGTATCTCTTTCTGCGTGTGTTAATCTATTCAATACTGAAACTGCTCCAGTGATACCACCTCTGTTTAAACCAGCTGGTGCGAACCATTCTGCTGCAACAGCATCGTTTGCTGCGTATATTCCTGGCATCAATACTGATGGTGGAACTGCAGTTAATTTATTTGTTCTTGAATCGATTGTTTTAACCCATGGGTAGTAAGAACCTACATAGTTTGAATCTACATTTTGTGCTTCAGATGTTACTAATTCAATTGAATCATCTTTATCACTCAATTCACCAATGAAGAACGCATCTTCACGAGATTCTACCATATCAACAACTTTATCGAATACATAAGAGTGTAATCTACGAATAACACCCGGTGCAGATACTAAATTGATATCAAAATCATCTGGGTTAGATACTGAATTAATTGCTCTTACATATGCAACTGAACCACTTGCAGTTGATGTTGATAAATCAAATCCTTGTGTATTTCCAGCACCCCAATCAGAATCTTCAGCTTTAGCAATCTTTATTGTTGGTGATACACCATCAAAACCTTCTTGGAAAGCAACGGTGAATTGTCTTTTAGCAACATCAGCCGTATTAGAACCAGTTAATTCGTAATTAAATGGTGATGAGTTGAATGAGAATACTGCGTTAGTACCATATCCTGCGTTATTTGGAATTGGTGCTAAGAAATGATTGTTATCAACTTTAACAATTGATGTTTCTAAATCGATACCTGCATATCTGTATGTTGATGATGCAGTGTTATCAGCAGAACTTGTTGAGAAGATAACTGCTGGAGTTATTGTATCTGAACCAGAGATTGGTGATAAATACTTATCATGTCCAAATGGTCCTGCGATGATTGGGAATGACCCCTCTGCAGAAACTTCAACTCTAACTAATCTAGAACGATTACCATAATCACCTGTTTCATTTTGTTTACCATTTGCATCGATTGTTACATGTCTATCACCGATAATTTTAGCGATATAGTTTGGAGATGCAGGGTCTAATGTTAAGTTGTTATATGTTTCTAAAATTGATTTTTTTCTATCAGTATCACCAAAACCTCTAATAACTAATGAGAAAGTAGCGTAATCAGTTGCGTTAGATTCACCTGCTGCTTTAACATTAAAGATTGATACTTTGAATTCTTTATTAGCATATGTTCCTTCACCGATTGTGTGTAAACGGAACAAATCATGTCTTTCACCTGAAATTAATTGAGATTGAATCCACGGAGTAGATGCGTAAGTAATATCTTGACCATCAAAACTTTGCTCACCTAATACTACTTCAATAACTTTTGAACCACTTGCTGCTACAAATGTACTTGCTGCTGCGTTTTCAAAGAATTGTGATACATAAGCACCTTTAGAACCTCTTGGTGATTCACCAAATACATCTGATAAATCATTTCCAGCAGTGTGTAAAACTGATGCAGAGATTGTAGTGTTATATGCAGAATCAGAACCTTGCAATGTAATGTTGAAAGCTGATGCTGAAACTTGTGAATCGATAGAAGCTGTAATAGCATCACCATTTCCGTCAGTTGACCAATTGTGAGTTGATTTTAACACACCCACTAATTTATAGCCAGTTGAACCGGAAACTGCAATACCAACAGGTACTTCTTGAGTATAACCACCAATGTGGCCTACTTTAACAATAGTCACTGTTCCTGCTTCTCTTAAATAGTTTTGTACGGTATATCCAGTATAGTATGAACCATCTGGTGTACCGAATATAGATTCGAATTCTGATTGTGTGTTTACAACGGTTGGTACGAAAGCAGGGCCTTTAGCGAAAGGTCCAATTATTGCAGCTCCGATTTCACCAATACCTTGTGCTAAGTATGATAGGTCATTTTCTCTTGTAAATACACCTGGTGATACAATCTTTTCTGCCATTTTATATTACTCCTGTTAAATTTCGTTTTTGTATAATGATACGAATATAAATATAATTATCTTTTTGTAAAGATTAAATTTTTAATTATAATGTAACTGATTGTTGTGTTTCAGATGGAGTAAAAATTCCCGTATTAGGGTCGTAATTACCATCACCGTATTTTTCATTCAAAGATTTGAACAATTTGTCCTCTATTTCTTGCAATTCGTTATGTCTTTGATGCAATTCAGATTCTAATCTATCTAATTCTTCTAATTTTTGTTTTCTATCCAATGAAACCTCACCTAATTGAATAAACAATTGTGTAAATTGTTGTCTTAATTGATTAATTTCATTAATTTCTTCTTCTGTAAACTTAATTTGTTCTGCCATTTTGATATATTTTGTTAATTAATTACTTATATATATAAATATACGAACTTTCCGAAAACGAAAAATATTATCTAACAAAAGTTAATGTACCAGACCAAGTTCCCTTTAATCCTGATTCAATTGCTCTTACTCTAAAATAATATGTACCGGCAGAAAGTATAGTATTTACTTCCACTTCAGTTGTACTCCATTCATCTGCAGTATTTACGATAGTTGCAAACCCAGAATCAGAAGCTATTTGATATTGATATGCAGTAATACCTAATGTAAGTGTTTTAGCAGGTGCAACCCAAGTAACTTTAGGTGATGTATATGTAACTGATGTTGGTGCACCAGGTCCTGCAAAGTTTGTGAATGTATTACCACCTTTGTTGTGAGTAATATATCCATTTACCATATAAGTATCTTGTTCTTCAACGTCAATAGAAACAATTTCAGTTGTTTTTTGTACTATATCAATTGTTGTTACCTCAACTTCAGTACCATCACCTTTTATCAATTTATCACCAACTACTAAATTAAACATTTCTTTGAAAAGATAATCACCAGTTACGAAATCTTTTACTAATAAAGGGTGTTCTGATGTTGCAGTAACCTCACCATTGTTTATATCGTAATAACGAGATGCGAATGAATAAGTTAAACCAACTACGGTTACATCTTTTGGTGTAGTAGTTAATGAATTAGTTGACCAATCCAAAAATGTACTATCTGAATCATCTCCTAAACCTGCTATAGCAAATCCTTTTAATAAATCTCCTTCATTTAAATCACCTGCCTCAACAATAGTTCCATCTGCTAAAATAACAGGTGAATCAATTGTTAAACACAATGCTGCTGAGTTTCCATCATATGAATCTACTGAATAAACTGTCTTATCTCTTGCAGTGTTGTATGAAGTTGCATGGTCATTAAATCCGTCAGCAAATACACATCTTAATGTATGTGTTTCTACCGATTGTAAAACGGTTTGTGTAGGTGCGTTTGTAATACTACCAACACTAAATGTTGCAGATGCACCACTATTTGTTCCTAATGTAATTTTAGTTCCAGTTGGTACACTCCATGTGAAGTTTGCTGCTCTACCACTAATTCTACTTGTAAAATATGAACCAGCACCACCAAACGCAACACTATAACCTTCAGAAGTTCCTTCTACTGCGTAAGTAAAACCACTAACCGAACCTACTGAATCGATAGCAAATGCAGACATTGAAATTGGACCAACCGTTGTACCTGCTGCTGCAGAAAATGATTTTGTAGTCTGACCTGTTGCAGATGCTAAATTATTTAAACTTAATGTATTACCAGATGTTAGTGTTGCCATATTTATTTCCTATATGTTATAAATATCCAATAAAGAGTTAATCCATTGCTCTTTATCGGTAAAATTATTTACCATATGTTTTTTTAAATGTAAAAACCACTTATTTTTTTCTTCGTATGGGGTTTTTAATATACTATTATAAATATAACCAAATTCGGTTTTAGATGATGCACGATATGGATACTCCAAATCTTTCATATATTGTGTATTTAATATAGGTAGTTTACCTCTATCTACTGCCTCAAAAATTCCATATCCAAATGGTTCTGATGAAAAACAAGAATGAGAAATACCCCAATCCATTTCATAAAATTTATCCTTAAATTCTGATTTATAATGATATACTTTTGATTTAGTTGTATCTATTTTAACTCCACCTCTCCATATTATATTAAATTCATGTGAATCAGTAAAAATAAAAGATTTTAATCCATCTAAATAATGTGGATTTTTTCTACCTTCACATCTTGATGCAAATCCTAATGTATTTGATTCTGAAAGAGGTAAATTGTGTTTAAATTCGTAAAAATTAGGTATATTTTTGTTAGGAAATAAAATATCAAACAATCCTACCCATATAGTATGAGTTGACCATTCATTTACTTCTTTTTCCCATTCTGAACTTAAATATGGATGCCAACCTAATGATGCATCAGTTAAAACTTGTGATTTTAGAATGTGGTCTACCGAATTGTGTAGTATATTTGAATGAATTTTATCTTTATTATCTACAATACATTTCATAGGAGTATAATGTCCATGTAATATATTGATTCTTCTAGCACCTTTACATAAATCTTCAAATTTTTGAATATCCTCACCATGCCAATAAGTTTCAATTGGAAATTGGTAATCTTCGTGTCCTTTTGGTTTGTTTCTATGGATTAAAAGAATTGGTTTCACCTCTAATTTAGGTGCAATTAAATCCATCCATAAATTTACCCAAATATCAGAACCAGCATTAACCCACGGTCCTCCGCCAGTGGTGTAATAAACATCGTAAACCATTTATTTTATTTTTTAACTATAATTAACCCACTAAAAGTTGAACTAAATGTTACTGAAATAGCATTTACTGATGTAGATTCAACTATCGATGGTAATTCTTGTCTTTTATTCGAAGTATTCCATGCTTGAACTATCGGATACTCTTCATTTAAGTTATGTGTAATTGTATATACTGAATTACCTGTAACTGTTTCCTTATAAGTGGTTAAAGATGTAATTTGAGTTGAACCACTAATTAAATTAGATGGTTTATTAATTACACTATTCCAATCAGTAGAACCACTTACAATGTGACCACCTTTAGCAACAACTACATATCCACTTTGGGCAGAAGATAATCCAATCGTTGCAGTATTACTATTTGTTAAAGTGACAGAAGATGGTATGATTTGAGAATCATCCGTTCCATAAACTGAAACTAAAACATTTTTTGAATTAAAATTATGAGTAACGGTAACAGATGATTGTGTTGCAAATGATGCCGTTACGGTTGCAACTTCTGCAATTTGTGTTACTACATTTGTAATTTGTGAACCATCTCCTTTAAAATATGATGCAGTAATTGCACCAGTTCCTAAATTAACTGATTGATTAACTAATCCGGAAACAATTTGTGCAGATGATGATACAATATTATTACCACGAGTTTCATATGATGATGTTGCACTAATTAATGAAGATGTTACACCTTGTAAAGTACTCCATTTAGTATCAATCGATGCAGTATATGTAGATAATGTGGTGAATTTAGTATCAATCGATGCAGTATATGTAGATAATGTAGTATTTTTTGTATTTTGAGATGCTGTAAATGCATTTAAAGATACAATTCTACCATCTAACGAAGAACTGAATGTAGTATATCCAGTTGTTTGTGTTATATCAATTTGAGATGAACCAGAAACTACTGAATCTCCACCTGCTCTTAATAATTTAATTTCAGAACCACTAATTCCAGCTTTCCAATAATCGTTTGTTACATCCCATACTAAAGAACCAGAATTTGTATTTGCTCCACTTGCATCTCTAACAATTATACCACCATTTGAAGTTCCAGCTGAATTTAATGAGATGATATTATCGTCTAATTGAATTGTAGTTGAATTAATTGTAGTGGTTGTACCTCTAACCGTTAAATCTCCTAATACAACAACATTTGAACCAGTTAATTCTAATGCAGTTTTTAATGAAGATGAATATGTGTTTAGAGAACTTAATATGCCAATTATTTGAGATGAACCGGAAACAATACCTCTACCAATAGTTTCATATGAACCGGTTACCGATTCAAGTGATGTTAATCTATTGTTTTGAGCAGTATTTGTAGTATCATTTGAACTTGTATAAGTTCCTAATGTTGTAAACTTAGCATCAATTGAACTCGTATAAGTTCCTAATGTAGTTGATTTAGTATTTTCAGATGCAGTAAATGCATTTAAAGATACAATTCTACTATCTAATGATGAACTGAATGTACTATATCCAGTTGTTGAAGATATTGTAATCTGTGAGGACCCTGATACTACTCCAGATGGTAAATTAGCTATTATTTGAGAACTACCACTAACTAATCCACTTGGAACATTTGTTTGATTTGTAAAATTCAAATAATATGAACCAGGTTGGCCATTTAAATTGTTTGAATCAGATGCAGAACCACTTACAATATGTCCACCTTTAGCAACAACTACATATCCACTTTGAGCAGATGATAATGTTATTGTTGCAGTATTTAAATCAGTAAGAGTTACTGATGATGGTATGATTTGTGCATAATTTGAATCATATACCGAAATTATAACATTTCGTGTATTAAAATTATGACTAACTGAAATATTTGATGAATTAAAAAACGAAGAATTTACAGTTGCAACTTGAGCTATATCAGATGTTGGTAAATTTGTTATTTGTGAACCATCACCTTTGAAATAAGAAGCTGTTACGGCACCAGTTAAGTTAATTGAACCTGTTATAACTGCATCAGTAACTACTACTGATTGAATAGATGGTATTCCATTATCTCTTTCGAAAAATATTCGACCATCATAAGTATTTATCGCTAATTCACCTAATTCTAGGGAACTAGTCGTAGGTATTTTACCCTGAACTGCAGTTCTTTTTAACTTTACTACTTGTGCCATATGTATGACTTACCAATTTCATTATATAATTACACAAATTAGAAAACTCCTTATATAAGGAGTTTGGATTTTTATTTTCCGTTTTCTAATTCTTCGATTTTGTTTCTCAATTCTTCTATTTGAGTTTGTTGTTCTTTTATACCCTCAATCAATAAAGCAACTAACTTATCATATTTAACTGCTTTGTATCCACTCTCACGAGTTTGAACTAATTGTGGAAGAACTTCTTCTATCTCTTGAGCAATTACACCTACGTCATTACCTTCATATCCGTGCTCAATTTTATTTTCTTCTTTCCAATCATATGTATAACCACCAATTTTAAGGATTTTACTTAATGGTGATTCAATTGGAGTAATATTTTCTTTAAATCTTCTATCTGATGATGAGTATGCAACGATATCGTTTGTAGCATCAATTCTACCAGCGGTAGCAGATGCAGCCATACCTATACCTAATGAGTTAAACTGAACATTTGAAGATGTAGCAACTGCCTGTCCAATAGAGATTGTTACCGCACCAGTTGCACCACTCACACTAACACCTGTTCCAGCTACATTTGATGTTACACCGGTATTTGTAATTGTTACTGCTCCGGTTGCACCTGATACTGAAATACCACTACCTGCAACATTTGAAGTTACGCCTGTGTTTGCAATTGTTACTCCAGTAGAACCATTATATGATGTACCACTTAATCCAGTACCAATTGTTAAAGTTGCTAAGTTAGAACCTAAAGCGATACCAGAAATAGTAGAATTTGCTAAGTTTGCGTTTGTGATTCCAGCAGTTCCACTTAAATTTGAGTTTGTTAAACCAGAAATTGTATTTGAACCTGCTGCAATTGTTTTATTTGTAAGAGTTTGAGTTCCAGTTGTTGTTGCAATTGGTAATTCAGAACCACTTGCTCCTGCTACCCAATAATCATTTGTACCATCCCATAAGAACGAACCAGATGTTAATGTACCAGTTGCATCTTTTGCTAAAATACCTGCTCTAACTGCAGAACCACCATAATTTAATTCAACTACACTATCCGCAATAGCAAGTACGGTTGAATTTACGGTAGTTGTTGTACCATTTACCGTTAAGTTACCGGATACCGTTACATTATTATGAGTTACATTTGATGTAGTTAATAATGCTTGGTCAATATAAGTTCCAAATCCAGTTGTTGATGCTAATGTAATTTGTGATGAACCTGAAACTACACCACCACCTGCTGAAATTGTATGGGCAATACCTTCACCGGTTGTTGCACCACTTGTTACAATACCATTTCCAGCAGTAATAGTTCCTACATAGTTACCACTTGTTTGTGTTCCTAAAGCAATATCTCCAGTTATTGAACCGGCTGCGATTTGCGATGAACCTGAAACTACTCCAGTACCTTGTAATATTGTTGCTGCAGTGATACTTCCACCTAATGAAGTTGAAGTTCCTGCTATTGTTATTGCATTATTTGTTAAACCAATTGTTGGAGTAGCACCTTCACCAGTATTATTTGCAAGTGTGATATTAGTTCCTGCTACCAACGATGCTACATAGTTACCGGATGTTCTAGTTCCCAATGCGATATCGCCTGTTGTAGCTGAAACATCAATTTGAGCAGAACCAGAAACTACACCATCACCACCGATTGTTAAATATCTAGTATCGTATGAAGATGTTAATTGAGAAGAACCTGAAACTAAATTTGCAATTGTTATATCCGCAGAACCATTAAATGATGTTCCGTTAATTGTTCTTGCAGTTTGTAAAGTGGTTGCAGTTGTTGCGTTACCACTTAATGAACCTGTAAATTGTGTTGAATTTACTGAAGTCAAACCTGCTAATGTTGTAGATGTTCCACCTAATGCAGTTGAAGTTGAACCAATAGTTATTGTGTTAGTTGTGATTGATGAACCAACAACTTGAGATGAACCACTAATAGTTCCAGCAGGTAACAATGGAGTTACTTGTGCAGATGATGATACAACTCCATCTAAATTGAATAGGGTATCTATTTGTGCAGATGATGATACGATACCAGCAGGTATATTACTTAATCCAACATATGATACTTGTGATGAACCAGAAACTACACCATTGGTAGAGTTAATTACACCATTAAAAGTACCACCTGTAAAAGTTGGACCCTGATATGAACCACTAAAAGAACCACTATATACACCACCACTTGGTAGAGTAAATGTTGCTCCATTTGCAAATGTTAATGAACCTGAAATTATTGGACTATGTATTATCATCTTTTTTTCCTTTACTTATACTATATAAATATATGTTTTTTAAATAGAACCTCCATCAATTTGTGAAATTATTGTTGCGTTAGCAGTTCCGGTCACATCACCACTCAATGTTATTTGTGCAGAACCAGAAAATAAACCATCCGGTTTATTACTTACATTTGTCCAATCTACATTACCACTAACTATATGACCACCTTTTGCTACAACTACATATCCACTTTCTTGTGAAGCAAATGTTATTGTAATTGTATTATCATCAGTATGTTTTAAAGTTGATGGTATGATTTGATATCCATCACTACTAAATACCTGAGCAATTGCATTTGGTGTATTTAAATTATGATTTACAACCCACGTTGATGAGTTTGTAAATGAGCGTTGAACGGTTGCTGCTTGTGCTACCGTAATATTTTCTAATCTACTACCATCTCCTACATAATACGAAGCAGTTATTGAACCCGATAAATTTACATTACCAATGATTGCAGTTTGTGTATTGGTAGTTACAAAATCAATAACCTCATCAACACTACCAGATTTACGAGTAAAAGCTTTACCATCGTAAACATTAATTGCTATTTCACCCGTTTGTAACGAACCAGTTGTTGGCTTTGAACCAGTTGAATTGGAACGCTTTAATCTGATAATCTGTGCCATACTTTGTTATTTTGTTACCTATAAGTATTTATTTGTTTTCCAATTCGGTTACTTTTGCAGAAAGTTCTTTTATTGCTTGAATCAACACCGATACTAACTTATCATATTTAACTGCTTTGTATCCATTTTCACGAGTTTGAACTAATTCCGGTGCAATTGCTTCGATTTCTTGTGCGATTACTCCTAAATCGTGTCCTTCGTATCCATGTTCAAGTTTATTCTCTTCTTTCCAATCAAATTCATATCCACCGATTTGGTTAATCTTATCTAATGCATTTTCAATCGGTTTGATATTATCTTTAAATCTTCTATCTGATGATGAGTATGCAACGATATCATTTGTTGCATCAATTCTACCAGTGGTAGCAGATGCAGCCATTCCAACTCCTAATGAGTTATGTTGAACATTAGATGTAGTTAATAATGCTTGGTCAATATAAGTTCCAAATCCAGTTGTAGAAGCTAATGTAATTTGAGATGAACCACTTACAACCGTATTAGCATTTAATTGAGTTTTTACATCAGTTGCAAAGTTTGTAGTTGAACCTGCAGTAATTTGAGATGAACCACTTACGATACCACTACCATTTGTGATTGTTGCTAATGAAATTGTTCCACCTAATGCTGTTGATGTACCTGCAATGGTAATAGTGTTGTTAGTAATACCAGTACCACTAATTTGAGCAGAACCAGAAACTAATGGTGTACCTGTTGCATAGAATGTACCATTTACAACTGAATTTGAGCCTAATGTAATTAATGTACCAGTATCAGTAATATTTGAATCTACTAAATGTTCGTTTCCTCTTCCTTTTGGTAATTTATTAGCAGTAAGATATGTTTCGTTACCTAAATTATCATAAGTTTCAGGACCCATTAAGAAATGAGATGAAGTTACATTTGTACCATTTCCTTTATGTACAAATACAAATTCGTCATCTATTGCATCATATAATAATGAACCAGATAATCCTGCAGAACCACTATCTATAATTTGCAATCCAGCAAATCTAGATGATGGTGTAAATGTATTTAAAGTTACATAAGCTGCACCAATTACTAAATTTGAAGAACTAATGTTCTGAATTGATGATGAACCTGCTACTACTAAATCTTGTGATATAAATAATGAACCAGTAATAGTTTGGTTACCATTAAATGTATTAGCAGAATTTATTCTAGCAAATGAACCACTTAATGAACCTAATGTAGACCATTTTGTATCATTTGAACCAGTATAAGTTGCTAAAGTACTATTTTTAGTATCTTGTGATGTAGTATATGCATTTAAGTTTGTTTGTGATGATAATAATGAAGCAGTTACACTACTTAATGTTGAATCTTTTGCTTCTTGAGATGCACTAAATGTATTTAATGGGTCTAAAATACTTACGATTTGTGATGAACCACTAACTACACCATTTGTTGCTTCAATTGCACCTACAAATGCTTCACCATGCACTTTTCTAGTTACACCATTATAGTAGAATGAAGCAGATAAGTGTGAATAAAGTCCTGTATAACTTCCTATTATTGCATTTGTTGTAAAAGTTGGATATAAAGTTGTATCGGTTGTCGTACCTACACTTGAAACTGCAACTGTTTGTGCATAATCTGCTACACCTGCCAAATTTCCTTTAAATGAACCGGTAAATGAACCCGATAAGTTTTGTATTGTAGTTCCACTTAACTGGGTTGAACCACTTATAATACCTCTACCTTGTAATTCATATCTACCATCCAATGAAGCAGTTACTTGTGAAGAACCACTTACAATTGAACTTCCATTTAAAATTTGTGAAGAACCAGAAACGGTTCCAGCAGGTAATAATGGTGTTACTTGAGCAGAAGATGATACTATACCATCTAAATTAAATAATGCATCAATTTGTGCAGATGAAGAAATAACTCCATCTAAATTAAATAACGCATCAATTTGTGCAGATGAAGATACAATCCCAGCCGGTATATTTGATAATCCCAAATATGAAACTTGTGATGAACCACTAATTACACCTTCAGTATTTAATTTTGTTTTAACACCATTTGTAAAATGTGCAGAACCAGTATCCAATGACATTGTTACATCACCAACCGTTCCGCCACCACTAATACCATTTCCGGCATTTACCGATGTAATATCAGCTACAGCGATTGCAGTTAAGATTTCATCAGTTCTCCAGTCAATATATTTTTTAGTTGCACCTGCAGTTAATAAATGGTTGTTATTGTATGTAATACTTCCACTTACTAATGCAATATCACCTGAAGATGTTACATTGTACCATGCTGCAGAACCTAATGAGCCAGAAACTGCTCGAATACCTACTAATTGTGCAACTGAACCACTTAATTCGTATCTACCATCTAATGATTGAGTTACTTGAGATGAACCAGAAACAATTCCTCCAATTACATTACCGGTAAGTACACCATTTGTAATTGAGAAATCAATTGTAGTTGAATCATTTGAAGATGATACAACACCATCAGTATCCATTTTAGTTTTAATCGTTGTATTGATTGATGAACTAAATGCTGAATAAGCAGATGCAGTACCAAATAATTTTGTTACATTACTATCATTTGATGCAGTATAAGAATGTAGATTTACTAAATCCGCATCAATCGATGCAGTATAAGTTGAAAGAGTTGTAAATTTACTATCAATTGAACTTGTGTAAGTGCCTAATGTAGTAAACTTGCTATCAATTGAACTTGTGTAAGTTGCTAAAGTTGAATTCTTTGTTTCTTGTGATGAAGTGAAAGAATGTATCGTATTTAAATCATTTGCAATTGATTGTGTATAATTTGCAAAGTTAGTAAATGATGATGATAATAATCCACTACCATTTGTAATTTGAGTTGAACCTGAAATTACAGTATTATTATTTAATTGGGTCTTAATACCAGTAGACCAGTTTGTAGTTGCAGTTGCATCAATTTGTGATGAACCGGAAACTACTGAATCACCATCAACATTCAAATATCTATAATCTAATGATTGAGTTAATGTAGCGATTCTTTCATTTGATGTAGAACCAGAAACTATTCCAACAGGTCTATTTGTTACATTATAATAATCAACTGATGCTGCAGTAACTCCTGTTATTTCTGAACCATTTCCTTTGAATCCTACTGAAGATGATATCTTTTGGTTAAATACCAAATTTGAATTCGTATTATCCCAAAGCATCGATGCATTAGCACCAGAAATATACAATCCAGCACCATCTGCCTGTGCAGAAGTAGTTGAACCGGATGCAAGAGCCAATAATTTATCTTCTACTATCAATTCAGATGTATTAAGAGTAGTAGTGTTACCTTGTACCGTTAAATCACCATAGATAGTTAAATTTGTACCCGTAACATCAATTGCAGTTTTTAATGAAGATGTATATGAATGTAATTGATTCAAATCAGCATTAACTGATGCAGTATAAGTGTGTAATTCACCCAAATCTGCATTAACTGATGCGGTATATGTTGCTAATGTTGCGTTTTTAGTATTTTGTGAACCACTAAAAGCTTCTAAATTAGTTAAACGACCAGATTGAGCATCATCAGTTGTTTTAATTGAACCTGAAAATGTTGCATATCCAGTTGTAGCAGTTATATCTACTTGAGATGAACCACTAACAATACCATCTAAATTAAATAAGGCATCAATTTGTGCAGATGATGAAAGAATACCTGCGGGAATATTTGATAAACCTACATATGATACTTGAGATGAACCTGAAACTACTCCACCAATAGCACTTCCACTTATTACACCATTTTGAATAGATAATGCAATTGTTGGAGTATTATTAGAAGATGAAATTATATTAGTAGGTATTGAACTAATACCACTATAACTTATTTGTGAAGAACCAGAAACTACTGAATCTCCCAAAGTATTTAAATATCTTGTATCAAATGATGAAGTTAATTGTGAAGAACCAGAAACTACACCATTTGTAGCTGCAATTGAACCAGTTATTCCACCAGTTACATTTAATGTACCACTAACAATTTGATTACCATTAAATGTATTTGAACCTGTTGTTGCTAATGAACCAGTTTTATTCTCTAAAGAAGTTAATCTTGTATTTTGAGTTGTATTTGTAGTATCATTAGATGCAGTGTAACTTAATAATGATGCAGTTACATTTTGAAGTGTACTCCACTTTGTATCATTTGATGCAGTGTATGCATTTAGTGCAGAATTTACATTTGTTTGAGAAGATGTAAATGTATTTGTACTATTTACAAAATTTGTAAAATTTACACCATTTAAATTAGTAATAGAACCTGAAACTGAATATAT